CATGCCTCGTGAACTAACACCAAGTTGGCAACCACCTTCAAGAAGACCTTTTGTAATACTTCCCATTGGCGTGTCAAGAATAAGCGCTTTACCCATTACGTTTGTACCACTCCAATTAAGCTCAGTGATTCGATGTGATACCTTGTCGAGGTTAATTGTAGGTCCTTCAGGATGGTTAAGCTCGCCAACTGCTCGACCTGTTTTCACATAGTCTTTGTCATATCGCTTAACAGCAGCTTGCAGTGTAGCCTTTGGATAAACCCTTTTGTTACGGTTTAACTTATCGGCCTGCATAAAGATGCCTTCGATAAATGTTTCCTTTTTACCGTTCTTTTCTTCGGTAATATATTGTAGATCTTCTAAATGTTCGGTAATAAGTTTCATAGTAGGTAGGTGGATTTATCTTTATGCGTCTTCTTCAAGTTCTTCTGTAGATTCAAACATATTGGTCTGAATTACACTTGGAAGAGCATCCCAACGAACGTCAATATATCTGGCGACTTCTTCTGGATTCGAGTATGGAAGCTTCCCGAGCCAGTCGGCTTTTTGGTCTTTATCGGCTTTATCCCACTGAAGCTTTGTGACCAGCTTGCCTTTACGTTTAGCCAGCTTTTGTAAGATTCGGCCGCCGTATTTCTTTTCGTAATCTGAAGCTTCAAAAATCTCTTTAGCGGCTTCTGCTAAGCTGTCATGTTTTTTATTAAAGTCTTCCATCTTTTAATTATTAGGCGTCTGCCATGCCTTGTCCGGCAATATCCATCCAAAGCCAGTATGCAAATGTGTTCTTTTTATGAGGGTTATTACCTTCAAGACCTCCGCCTTTTGGAAGATCGTATCCCATACCAGCGTCATAACCCGTTTGATAAGCGTAGTTGAAATCTTTGTGGTCGCGAGCAATCTTGTCAACCATCGCAAATTGCTTAAGGGGAAGCGGTTTCATGCTTTGGTCAAAATCCTTTTCAGTTGCACGCATCATCTTGGCTTTATCAAGAAACTGTTTAATAGCCTTCTCGTCGGTAGGGACTTCAATCTTAGCTTCGGTGAGTGATTCCAATAGCTCTGGAAAAAGATCTTTGATATCTCGATCGTCCATTCCGTAATCATCAGATTGCAAGAATGCTATAATGTTTTTCTTTTCACCAGTTATATCAGCCGTGGACTTACCAGTTGGTTTAATTTTAATCTTAAACTGTCGCTGAGAAACGTTTGTAAAATAACGATCACCGATATAATCAGCATCAATTGTTGTTTTACCCCTACCTGCACGAAGCGCTTCGGTTAGAGCTACATTATCTACAGAAATGGTAACTTCAGCGGATTCTTCAATCGCTTCAACCTTAAGCTTACGAAGTTTAACTTCGCGCTCGGCAGCTGCCATATCCTGTTTAAAGTCGGACCAAGGATTGCCTTTAACAGTTCGGAATTTTTTAACCCAAGAAATTAAATTCTTATCAGGAACTTGACTAAAGTCGATTGCTTCGTCAAGTTCTTCACTCTTTGAAGTATTCCCTTCAAGAATTTCCTTAGCGGCATCTGCCAAGGTATCGTGTGAATTATCGAATGATTTCATTTATTTTAATTCTATTTTTCTACTTTAGCTTTAGCCTTTTCAATGGCTTTCTTAAATGCAATCTCTGGAGGAGTGATACCAGCATCTTCATAGCCTCTTGGAACTGGTTTACCTGCTTTCTTCGCGGCCTTTTGAGCTTTGCGGAGAGCCTTTTGAGCTCGTATCGTAGCTTTAGCCTTTAGCAGTTTTGCGCGATCAGCAATCTTTTTCTCACCCTTCTCTGCCTTTTTCGCAGCACGGTCAGCTCGACCTGAAACGGTAACACGAGATGCAATTCCTTTACCAATCTTTTTAAGCAGGCTATCATTTAGTGTATTAAACCTATCCTCAAGAATCTTTTCGAGCTCTTCATCGGACATCTCAGAAATAGTGATATCACCATCTTCAAGAATAGCGTCAATAGCCTCTTCATAAAGAGCATCTTCTGTATCGTCTTCCGTCTTAACGCTTTCCGTAACGTTATGAACTTTATCAGCGACTTCAATCGTCTTTGTATCAACCGCGTCTTTGACTTTATTTCGCATCAGGTCTTTAAAAGCAGAGTCAGCTTCTTCTTTATCACCCAAAGCGAGAGAGTCAATTATTTTTTTGACGTTGTTATCCATGTTGTTATTTATAATATTTTAGATTTTAAGGGTTGGTTATATGTGAATTAAATTCTTAAAATCCCAAGTCGTCTTCTTCCGGCTCAGGCTCATCCGCAATTTCAGCGTCCATTCTTTCAACGTCTTCCTCAGACATATTAAGGATGTTGCTTCTTACCCACTTATCTGAGTAATATTTACCAATATGCGGTTGAATTTGATCGAGCATGTTAAGTCGCTCTCCAAGAATTTCAAAATCCTTGAGCTCAGAAAAGAAGTTATCTTCAATATAGTCTACCGAGATTGATTCGCGAATCTCAGGCCATTCAGCTTCTGTACAAATGTTTTTCAACAAACATTGCACCTTAAGCATGTCAATAAACAACACAGAGAACTTCTTTCTTAAACGGTTAATAAACTTTTGGAATTTAACCTCTTCTCGGCTAATCTCACTTGCACGCCCAACACCATATTGCGATCCTTCAACATCAAGTCGGCCAACAGGAACGTTTAGCGAGCGGTAAAGTTTCTTTTGGAAGAAAACAACATCATCAATTTGACTGAGGTTTTCCCCGCCAGGAAGGGTTGTAATCTCTGTGCCGCGACCGCCTTCTCTTCGTGGAAGCCAAAAATCTTCCAGCATACTCATTGCTTTACGGTCGTCTTTAACCTCTCCGCTTGTTGCATCATAAACAAGTTTATTTCGATACCTGCTCATGATACCTTGAACGTATTGTTCGGCCTTTCCTTTTGGAAGGTTACCAATATCAATATAAAAGATTCGTCGCTCGGGAGCTCGAGAGATACGGTAGATAACCAACGCATCTTCCATGATACGAAGTTGGTTAACAAGTTTCACACTCTTATGAAGATATGAAACAGCAAATTTTCCATTATCATCAAGGTTCCCACTTGGAACATAAACGATACTTGTTGGATCAATCTTAATCGCGGTAGTGTGTGATCCTAAATCGTCGCTATATAGAAAGTATTCTCTTGCGACGTAATGTGTTTTAATCCCAGTGTCAGGATTGGTTTTAGTTTTAACCTCTTTGATCTTTTTAATCTTTAGAGGGTCAATCAACCTTACTTCTTGAATACCCTTTTTAATGTTATCAGGATCAATAAGAAGGTGATAATAAAGTTTGCCATCAATGTACCACCGGCGAAAAATATCGTGGCCATTAAAATTAAATGAAAGGAGTTTGCAGATGTTTTGAAACTCCTGTCGAATCGAATCCTTAACATTGTCTGGAATGTCAAGTGCGTCGGTATTAAGGTTAACGGGTGTACCTGCGTTATCCGCAACAATAGCTCCGTTAATAATATCGGAAATAGCATTATCGCATTCAGGCTGAATTGCCGCGGCTCGATATTTAAGAATGGCATCTCGCTCGTTCCCGACGCTTGCATCATCAAGATCTAGGGTTTGGCCATAATAACCACTTGTACTATTTCCTGAAATGACTTGACTGCCGTCGGTTTCAACCGGAGGCGCGAAAGACGATACTTTTTCTTTTTCCGGTGTATCGTCGATTTCTTTAATTTTGCGAGAAATGTCAAGTCCAAAGATTTTCATATAATCTATATATAAAAGAAATTTTTCGGGGGGATGGAACCCCCGAAAAATTCTTTAATTGAGTTACACTGTCTAATGTCTTAGGTAGTAATACCAGCAGCAGTCCAATACTGATACTGGAAGTCAACCGTAAACTCTTCTACGGCATCGTTTTGATCGGCACCCAAGGCGATCGCGCTTACGTTGGTTGGAAATGCATCAATAAAGTTGTATGTTTTAATACCTCTGTCATCTCCGTCTCGGTCAAGTTGAACTAGTTCCATATTTCTCATATAGCCCAAGTCACCGAAGCTGGTAACGTTGGCTTCATGATTATTAATACGATTCATCCAGCTTTCAAACGCATCCCGTAGATCGAAATCAACGTCGTTAATTACAGTAATTTGCCATGGTTCCGCAAAGGTCATATCACCAGCAATTGTAAGGTTTCTTCCTCGAAATGGAACCTCGATCTGCCCAAGTGCACTTGTCGGAATACCGCTTGTTGCCTTAATTAAAAACCTCGCGCGCTCGGTAAGTCCCGCATTAAAATCGGGAAACTGGACCCTACACTCAAAGAGGTTGGGTCTCGCACCACCGCGAAAGTTTGATTTGAATTTTGAAATACCCGTGTTTGTAGTAGCCATAATTTTATCCTAACTATTTGTTATATTTATATCATTACTGCTTATCTTCCGATCAATTCTTCAAAAGAAGCGCCGGTTCTAGTAGCAATGAAGTTCAGGGTTACAAAGTTAATCGAACGAGTAGGCTTAATATAAATATCGGCCACGAAACGATTTCCGTCAATTACTTCTGCGGTATTGTTGGTGTCGTCACAAACAACGCGGAAGTCTGTAATACCTCTCCGGCCTTGAACATCCCGAAGGAACGGCTCAATAGCATTACGGAAAGTAGAGCGAGTGAATGCATCGTTAAGCTCAAACAGTTGGAACTTACTTGCAGTAGCAATCGCTTTCTCGATAGTAATAAAGAGGCGGCGAACGTTAATGCGGTCGAATGCACTTGGCTTGGTTAAAGCGGTCTTATCACCAAAAAGAACCGTGCCTTGCCCCGGAAGGGTAACAACAGGGTTGATTCGCTTTTGGTAAAGCTCATCACGATCAGCTTTCTTAGGGTTATACGCAAGACGTGTAATGCCTCGGAGTTGTCCACGATTAAGACCTGCAGGAGAGAACCAAGGATCGGCAAGATCATCGGTTGCTGCACAAAGACCTGCAACGTGGCCATGAAGTTGGATAAACGCAAAGGAATCCCGATACTTGTTATATACATAAGCTGGACCACTATCAAACACAATATAGCTGCTAGAACTAATAGCGTCGAAGTGTGTCGTGATTGCGCTTTTCTTAGCAGAATCAGACGTTAGATCTTTAACTGCAAGAGGAGCGGAGATGAATCCAACAAGATCTCTACGCGCATCGGCGATTGTCTTGATCTTGGTATCAGTAGTACCACTGCTGTCTTCAAAGGCAAAGAGCAAATTGACATCCACTGTTTCGGAATCTTCAAACAATTCAAGTGCTGTAACAACAGAAGCGTTCGTAAAGCTAGTTGCGTCTGCACCGCCTGCAAGGTCTACATAAATGCCGACTTCAGGACTACTTACGGAAACACCATCAAGCCAACTAATTGCTGTGTCGGAGGAGGTGGAGTCAGCCGTAAGTAATGGATCAGTACTTGTATCCTTAACACCAAAGATAAGTGAAGAATTTGTATTAACAAAATCTACCCAGTAGTTTGATTCGCCGAATTGGTTTTTAGCGTTGCGTCCAACGGAAAGACCTTCATGAACTTCAAGGATTTCTCCTTTTACACCCGTGAATTGTCCTCCATTATCGACAATCACAACCGAGACTTCATCATTAACTGTTGTAGAACCTGTAAGATCCTCGGTCCATTCGCTCGTTGCAGGTTTAAACTGCAGCGCGCCTTTAATGCTTGTTGGTTGTGAGTCGTAATTATCAGAGTCAACGATGTGAACCCTAAGCGAGTTACCAAGAACACCGGCATAGCGAGCAACAACGTGCGCGTCAACCGCGTTAAGGGCAGCTTGTTTGGTTTCAAGTTCCGATACAGTACTAATCGTAAATTCTACTCCCAGAGCAGGAGAATCCTGAGGAGAATCGTTCCCTTGGCTAGAATATGAGTTAAGTGCTGTAGATGCGTTTGCCCGGACAACTTTCAGGTTGTTGCTGTACTTCAAAAATGAAGCAGCTTCCAAAAAGCTCCGTTCGAGTGTGGCGTCTTCTGTTGAGGGTGCTCCAAATATTCTTGCGAGTTCCTTCTCCGAACTGACGGTTACGATTTCTCCAATCGGTCCCCATCTGAAGTGACCAGCGTATCCACCAATAGAGGTAGACTGTGCCGGAATGATGTCTGTGAGGTCTATTTCTTTAACCTCGACACCTGGTGATACTAAAAATCCCATGTGTTATCCTTTCAGTGTAATTAATTAATAAGTGTTAAAACATTATAAGGTTATATCCAATACAATCTATTTATTATTTTTGGTGTTTCAAAGTGACCTCCAGTGTTCTATGTCCTTAAGCATCTCTTCATATTTTTCAAATGATGCCGGGGTTTCACTACCCGTGTCCATAAAACCAAACGGAGGAAGGTCTTCTTCCATCTCTAGCAGTTTTTCCTGATAAAGAAGATCCCTAAGTTGTATGTTACTCATGCTTTCGAATATATCAGTACTAACGAACCAAGCAAAAAGAACAAAGTTCATTACCGAGTCATCGTGTGTACCATCCTTACCAGCATAACTTTCACCTTTAGGCTCAAACGAGCTCAGCTCTGAAATAGTTTCAGGATCTACTATATGAAGTTTTGAATCTTCGATAAGATCCTTTAAATTAGAGCAACCAATCCTTTTAACCTTACGGGACATTGTAACACCAATGCCATTGCTTTTAACTGTGCTTGTAGTAAAAGTATTTTCATACTCATGATCGTAGTAAACCGCATTACAAACAACCATACCAGCATCATTATTTTCAATAATCACCAGCGCTTCATTGTAAATCTTCGCAGCTCGTACAATTATATTAGGAAAGAGCAGCGGTGAAATAGTGTTATTCCTATAAGTACAAACCTGCTTAAATGGATTTTGCGAAATGTCAATTACAGAGAATGTACTATAGTCCTGACCTCGACCCTTTGAAACGTCCGCGCAAAGAATGTATTCATGCCCTTCAATAGGTTCCTCGTAATAGTTAATCTCATGCTGAATCTTCAGCGGGGTTTGGGCTTGCATTCCCAAAAGAACATCAGAGTCGATTAGCGTTTGAGAACTACCTATGAATGATACTTCAAACTCTTGTTTAAACTGAAGCTCACTTGTATTGGCAATAGTTTCTTCCTTCCACTTTTCATCTCGGCCTGGAACATCCTGCCACTTAATCTTAAATGGCTTAAACTCATTTGCACCTTGGATCGCACCTTCCCAAAGCTTATAGAACATATTACCTATCCCATTTGGTGTACTGGTAATAATAACCTTTGTATCTTTACCACTTGAAATAACAGGATAAGTTGAAGTGTAAAATTCGTTGGCACGATTAACAAAGGCGAACTCGTCCAAGAAAATGCAGTTCATTGAAAGACCACGAATAGAATCTCCACTTGTTGCAGAGGCAATAATCTCGGAGTTGTTACTAAACTTGATGCTACCTTTGTTAAGAACCTTACATCCTGGCTGTAGAAAGAATGGAAGGTTCTCAAGCATTAAGGTAAGTCGGCCGAGCATCTCCCTTGCAGTCGCACCTTTGTTTGCTAGAATACCAACCTTTTTATCGGCATTGAATATGACATAGTGAAGAAGCCACGCCACGCTCGTAATCGACTTCCCGCTTTGCCGACAAGCAAGAACAATAGAGAAGCGGTTGTCATTGAAGTGAGAAACCATCTTCCTTTGATAGCCCCGTAGGATAAATGGAGTTAAACCACTATCAAGACTAATGACCTTTACATAATTCTCACAGAAATAAGCTACATCCTTTTGACACCGGATGTATTCGTTAATCTCATGCTTGCTGAATTGTTCTTGAACTCCGTCAGCTTTTACATGAGGATTTCCGTTATATGACAGCGGATTGGACATTAATTTTTTTTCTTTTTCCTTTACAAGCCTTTCCGATTTTGGTATAATTAATTCCCGAAGGGATCAAAGGATTAACCGTCAATAGTCCCACTGTCCGATCCTTTAAGGAACTTCTGGAGTTCAGTTGTGGTTCCAACAAAGATGGCATTATTAGTCGTGGAAGTACCTTCATTACCACGAGAGTCATCAGATTTAACAAGAGTCTTCCGTTGTTTCTGAAGATCCAAAAGTTGTTGATTCATTTCAGCTGCCTGCTTTATAAGCGTTCCAAGAACCTCAAACGCTCGGGGATGTTCGGCATCGGCGGCAAGACACGACATGGAATCAATTGCAATCTCTGACGTTTCGATAAGTTTCTTGATCCGCTCTCTCGCATAACGATAATCCTCTTCGGTCTCGTCTACAAGTTGAGCATCACTTGGACCAATCAAGGAATCAACCACGGCCAGTTCCTCAGAAGTCTTTTTTACCTCGTCCAGATTCTTCTGTAACGCGGCGACCATATCGTCCTTTTTGCTCATAAAGTTATTTATACCCCTGTTTATGGGGAATCATCCCATACGTTTTCTGGGTCAGGCGGTTCACCAATTTCTATTACAACTGTATGCGAATCTTTTGTATCAGATCGTGATCCAGTTCTCACTCGCACTCCCGCATCGGTATACTTGCCACGGCTATCTAGGTCGTAAAAGGAAGTATCAACAGACTTGATAATACTTGAGGTACCTGGGTTACTTATAAATTTTGTTCGTGCACTAAAGGTTAGTGTGTATACTATTAATCGCCGAGAAGATTCGAAATCGCCTTCGTACCCGTCTTCGCTGCTAACACCCGTTAAAACAATAGGAACATCGGTTACGCTCTCTGGTCCCTCAAGACCTTTAACGCTTAAGGTATAAAGCGGATTAAAATTAACAAGTATTTGTTCTAAAATCTGCAGAGCTTCATCTTGCCCTCTTGACATAATATTCAGCGAAAAGTCAAGGGTATACGGAGCGCTTTGACGAACCTTAACTCGATTTCCTTCGCTATCGGTCTGAATTGTGCTATTCATCCGATTTAATTTGGTAGATTGATCATAGACCAAACCAGTCATTTCAAAACTCATACGAGGTAACTCCAATGCCACACTATTTTCTATTCCAGCCTTAATTCTTGCAAGAAACTTTTCCTTTGGCGCATAAGAAAGAGGGACACGTTTAACGCCAACCATCTTACCAGCTGTAACCTGCGCTACCTCAATGTCATTAAAAAGAGTACCAAAGACCGACACCATTTTCTTCACCGTGCCGTTATAAAAATATGAATGGCCAAGCATGTTATGAATCTGGTTTAGTTCCAATCACTGTACTGTTCTCAGTGACTCTTACGCCTGCATCTACGTATACTCCGTTTGTATCAAAGTCGTAAAAGAAAGTATCTACCGTTTCAATAAGACCAACCGTTGAAGGGTAAAAGGAAAATTTCGTTATGAGATTAAATGAAAGTGTATACACAATCAGGCGACGGGAAGATTCAAAGTCGCCTTCGTACCCATCTTCAAATGTTACCCCTTCAAGAGCGATGGGTATATCCGTTTTACTCTCAGGTCCTTCAAGACCTTTAACTGTAACCGTATAGTTAGGATTAAAGTGAGGAAGTATTTGTTCTAAAATCTGCAGCGCTTCGTCCTGCCCTCTTGACATAATGTTTAACTCAAACGAAAGTTGATAAGGAGCGCATTGCCATACCTTAACTTTGTCGCCATCAGAATTTGTTTGAACGGTGCGATTCAAACGATTGAGTTTGGTCGTCTCATCGTAAGAAATGTCGACCATTTCAAAGCTCATCCGCGGGAGCTTTAAAGCAATATCATTTTCAACATCAGCTTCAATTCTTGCAAGGAACTTTTCCTTTGGCGCATAAGCAAGAGAAACTCGCTTTACACCAACCATTTTCCCTGCAGAGATGTTGGCTACCTCAATGTCATTAAAAAGAGTACCAAAGACTGCCACAATCTTTTTCAGGGTTTCATTATAAAAGTATGATTGACCGAGCATGCTTAGAAGTTAAAAGGTTCCCCGAATGGATTCTCTTCAGTGAAGTCAAGAAAATCATTGGCATTAACTGTTTGACTAAACGCTGAGTTCTGTGCGGCTGGATCACTTGGGAAAAGCTCGTCGTCATCAGCGGTACCATCATCTATTGTATTAAATCTGCTGACCGTAACAGATGCTCCACTCGTAGCACCAACCATGATTGTATTAACGGTGATGGCGTGATACTTACCGTCGTTAAACGTTGGCAGGCCAATATGTATTCTTTCCAGCGCGGGAGAGTCGGTAGTCGTTTCATACTTAAAGAACTCGCACGAACCTGTCACCCCACTTGGAAGCGTAAAGTTTAAGGTTTCATTAGCTTCCAACTCTTGAACTGGTGAATCATTATTGGTATATTCAACAACCATGTGATTACCGTTGTCTGCTTGAATCACATCAATCTCTCCAATGCCTGTATCAATTTCTTGACTTTCGTACTCAAACAACTCACAGGAAAGTCGAAAGATTGGAATATCTTGAAGCTGACGAAATGGTTTATTAACTTCAACAAATTTAATTTCAAACAAGCCTTTTGTCAAGGGGAAATAGATAAGGTCGCCTTCTAGCGGTCTAACGCTATTTTCTGAATATCCATACTGACCTATAAGTTGGTTCCAGCGAAGGTTGGCTATTACTAAGTTTACACTGTCACGAATTTCTAGACCAAACTTGGAAAGCAGTTGCCCGTCACCTTCAAATCCGTCAACGCTCTCAACATACATTTCAATCTTATAAGCTTTTTCAAATACGCTTATAAGATCTTCGTTAAGGATCAAATCCTTCTTAACAATTTTCCGAGGGATATAATATGCATCCGTACCATATATTTGAATGGCCTCAATTATTAACGACTCGTAAAGATCTTGCTCTTGACGAGTTCCGTTTTGAAAATATTGGTTGGTTGCCATTATCCAATAAAGATGTCAAGAGGTTCTTCATATTTGAGCTGCCACGTTTCTTTAAGCTCTTTAATATCAGCAGTTGCTTGTTCATATATCGCTGAACCGTTGATTGTGACACCACCTGGCAGTTGCATTCCTTCAAACTTACTGAGGTTTTGTCCCCACTGCTTTTTGATAAGAAGCGTAAGAAGTTCCTTTAAACCCATGTCGTCAAAAACATCTGGATAGCTAGAAGGATTTACCGTTTGAAAGGTTTCAAAAATAATAAAATCCCCTTCCGCTACATGGTCTGCAATATCAGCGTGAAACTTAACGGTATTCTTATGACGGTTAAATGACATTGCCTGACCATGACCGTTAAGAATGTCTTCAACCAAGCTCATGTATTGAGATGTAAGCTCGTAGTTTAGCAAACCACCAGGGTTCCGCATCCCAAAGAAGTCGTTGAGATACATTTGGTATTTCGCATTAAATAATGAAGCGCTGGAAAAGTCTTGAAATTCAAGAACCCGCACAATCGAAAGAACCGCATCGGGAACTTCAATCTCATTACTTGCAAGTTCGGCTGCGGTTACTTCATGCTTGATTAAGGTTCTAACTGCGGCATCAGAATGGTATTCTTGCCAAAATTGAATTGCTTCGTCAATGCGATCTTCAATCTGATCGTCGTCAATATTAATCTCAACCACTGGTGCGCCAAGTGCTCTTAAACAGTAGTCAGCTAATTCGCTTCTAGTTGTTGGTTTAGCCATACAACTATTTATATAGTTTGGTTGTTAGGAACGACCATAATTCCCTGGCACCAACAAAATTAGTGGCGGCACTTCCGGCCAATCCCAGCAGAGATTAAAACCGTTATACCAATAACCACACCCATGAGAATATCATCTGTTGCATTCTTTAGTGTCTCTGAGGGCAACCCAAGATCCTCGGTCTTTTCTCTATACCAAAAGCAAATACCAAGTAAAGCTTTATACGCAAAGATGGTAATAATCAGGAGCAAAAGAATCTGAGAAACAACTTTCATTTATCCTGATCATCACGATTTAAAAACGGTATGAATCGAGTAGGATTCGCTGAAACCTTTTTAGCTACAGTAACAATACCTGTAATAACCTCTGGAGATATAACACCAACAATACCGTAAATCACCGCTTTATACAAACTAGAAATATCAGTTTGCTCTAAGATATACCATGCGATGCCACTTGATATTGCAGCTGCAGGAATCCTTTTGCAAAGAAGCTCAAACGTAATATTTTCCTTTGAGGAAAGAATCCTTGCAATCATACCCGACGCACCAATAAGTGGAACCAACCAGCCTCCATCCAAAAAGGCTTGAAATAAGGATTTTTGAGGCTCTTGCATAGAAGTGGTGAATAACAAATATTTATACAAATTGCGATCTTAGCATTGTATTAAATATAGTTTTTTAGCAAGTCCTTACCCTTTACATAAAGTAAAGGAATATGTTTGTTATCACCCATGATCCTTTGTAAAATTTCTGATGCACATATGATATCAGAAAGATTGCATGTGTTTTTAATATCATATGCGTGAAGTGCCGTTTCATAAATCTTTCTTGAATACTCTACACTTTGGTCTGTGACATAGCACGCACCCATTACATTTACAATAGACCCCGGCCACAATGTAATATCAGCAAAAGAATGCGTCTTATTAAAAATGTTTAAAGCTGCTTTACCGTTTTCTTCTTTTACATAACAGTGCCCAAGCGCGTTCCAAATAGAAGTGGTCCAGCGATAACTACTTCCAATTGAATTGGGATCTTCAAATTGTTTGAAACCTTGCAGGTCTTTATAAAAGCTTTCCAGTTCATCAATAGATCCCATGTCATTGTAAATATAGCGGTAAGCAAGCGTACAAAAAGCCATACTTAAAATACGGAAATTTGTTGAATAAATTTGAGCTAAGTTGAGAGCCCGACATCTTTGAAACCCTACGGGATCGTCGTTCTGTCGCGGAAAGTTTCTTACGAACTTTTTAGGATCGGGATCATAACGAATACTTTCCAACATCGCGTTGAACTCATCAAGATCCACCCCTGCAATGTTTAAATCACTGTCAGGAAGTGATGAATAATTATAACAAAGCTTAGTACCATTATAGGTTATAAGAACTTCGTTTTCTCTCCAAGAAATTTTAGGCACTATCATTATAAGACAAGTCCCACGCTTGACAATGCCTCACAAAACAGATTGTGTCTCATTCGGTATTTCCTTTTAAAATCTTTCAAAGAATCTTCGGTGAACAGATTTTTTATATCAAAAGATTCCACGTCAGGGTTCAAATGCGGCATGCCAACGAGTCTGGCAACTTCAAGTAGACGTTCGTCATTACTAAAAACGGCTGGAAAAATGCCAGCCTGCAAAGCAAGGAGCGCACCGTGCAGTCGTGAACCAATAAAATAATCATGCATGGATAATACCCCTCTCCAAGTATCAACATCGTTGGGAGCATACATTTTGTCTATCCCGTCTATTTTAAACGGATAATTTAATACCGAACCATCCGCTTCGTTTATCTTGATATCAACGAGGTCGGAAGGTTTTGCTTGATGCGGAAACTCAATATTTGAATGAGATTCAAACTTGTAATGCGATTGACAAAAATAGTTTACAGATTTAAATACATTGAAAGCTTTAAAATATTTGTGATCAGATCTCTTGACCAAATTACCCCCTGTAGCCAAAATAGAATCTTCCACAGGTGGTAAGGAAATACTATCTATTGAATTGGGAAAGGAATACAAGCTTGGGCACCCTAGTGCAATCGAGTCAATGTTAAAAACTTCTTTCAGTGTTTTCTTTGTTTCTTCACCCCTGACCGAAAGAACATCCGCGTTATCTGACATCCAGTGCAATAACTCAATTATAGCCGTGCAAAAATTATCCTTGGATAAGTTCGGGTTTGATTTGATATAAGTGTCTTTTACACCTCCATTTCCTAAACAAATTACTTTACTTTTTTTAAATTTTAATTCTGAAAAGTAATTTGGCGGTAACAGATGAAGTCTCTCAGATACACTCGTTATCCAACACGCCATATTAATAATTACAAAGTCAAAATTTTCATCTATGGTCTTATAATCTCTTACCAACTCACCTATGCCAATAGCGCACGAATTATTCAAATCATATTTAAAAATTCTATACACGCTTTCCATCCATACCAAATTTCCGCGATTTCCTCCGGCCTTGTTAAAGGTAACAGTATCATTCCATTGAGTAATATCTGTTTCTGATTTGTATGGACTTTTGATCTTATTAAACACAGTTGGGTACTGATTCACAAATGCTATACGTGGAAGATTACTATCACTCATATTATTCTATTGCAGAGGTTTTAACAAATCATTTGCCTTTACGTAAAGGCTATTAATCTTCATATCAGTGTTACCCATTATCAAGCCTAAAATATTTGATGCGTCGATGATCACAGAAACCCGAGAAACGAGCGATAATATTTCAAACTCACGAAGAGCCGCTTCATAAATTTTTATTGAATAATCTTCGCTCTGCCCCGTTACATAACATGCGCCCAAGGCATTCAAAATAGTTGTAGGCCATAATTTAATATCACCATAGGAGTGTATCTTATTGAAAATGTTTAAAGCCGAAACGGCGTTTCCTTCTTTTACATAACAGTGGGCTAGTGCAGTCCAAATGGATGTGGTCCAACGATAATTAAATTTACCTGAATAGGGATCACTAAATTCGCCGAAACCTTGCAGGTCGTTGTACATATTTTCTAGATCCTTAATGGATCCCGTGTCATCGTTAATATAACAATAAGCAAGCGTACAAAAAGACTTACTTGCGGTATTAAACCCGTTGTTAGGGACTGTCATCTAGCTTATTGGAAAGTTCTTTAACTTTATCTTCAAGCTGGTCAATGCGTCCTATAGCTTCAATAGAGAAAATGATTGCTTGATCTAACAGGAGTTTATAATCATCAGTTGACAGGGTTCTTTCCTTCGGCATATCAGGATCTCTAAACAACCGGCCATCTGGATTATTTAATAGAACCCGCATTTTCTGCTTTATCTTGGGTAGCTCAAAAAAGGTTTTCGCGAATTCATCAATACCACCTTCCCTAAAACGGTTTTTGTAAATATAAGTATCAAACTTCTTGGGTGGAACGGGTTCGATATAAGTGTTATTATAAACCGCTCGGGACAGCACTTCAGCAGATGTTAAAGTCTCATAAGCTCTAACGCGCAGAAGGTCAATACCAACTGCTTCGCTAAAATCATCAATAACATCTTCGCCTTCTTTATAAAGTCTTACATCAGCGATATCTTCCCACTTCAAATAACTCTTATAAATTCCCCTACCCCAGTTAACAAACCAATTACCAAAAGTAGGTAAATGATTGCCACATATTGCCCACTCGACAGGCTTACTAGGAAGAACTTTATGTATAAGTCCCCATTGATCCCAAGCAGATTTTAACCACTTGCCTGGCTCTCTTACATACACTATAATATTAACTTCAAGATCGTCGTCCCATTTAATAAGCTCCTTGAACAATTCCAGCATCTTATTATTATGTGATAATGATTCATTTGACCAAATAACGTGATCACACCCAGTCTTCTTTGAATGCTCAACAATAGTATCATACAACAGTTTAGTTTTTTCAGTGCTGTGCGGAGAATCAAGCCACTCGTGATCAACCTTTCTACCATTTGCCAGAATAGGCCAACTCCAGTTTTCTTCAGTATTCAAAGCGCCTTCATAATCGTTAAGACTTGTTTGAATAGCTGACGTTCCCGTTTTACCTAAACCAATGTGCGCTGTAAACTTCATCCAATTAATCTTTCTACCTTTTCATCCCAAACACTCTTGGAAAACTTTTCGTTAACCCGCTTCCTAGCGCGGTGAATCTCTGCTCTACTTTGACCTGTTAAATGTAAAAACAAAAGTTTGGCATATTCTTTTGC